ATAGGCGTGCTTATAATTAGTAACGATTTCTCGAGTATCAACAGTAAGACCTTCGTTTCTAGAGATGACATACTGCGACGGATTGAGTTTTTCCTCATCCGCTTCAATTGTTCTTCCTAAAAGTCTGTCATACCATGCCATATTTTGCTCTCATTTTCTCTACCCATCTTTCTTGTTTATCTGCGTGTATCAATTTGGGTCGTTTTCCATATATAGAGTGTAGTCGTAAATGGTGTTGATGGCAGAGTGTTACCGTTTTAATGTATACTTTTTCTCGGTTTTCATCTATAAACTGCTCACGAATCTCTAGTATATCTTGTTCGTTTTCAATAGTTATATTATTTGTCTTTAGCCAAGTCTCTAATAATTCAGTCAGTCCATAGTAATGATGAAAATCTAATTCTTCGGTTTCACCGCAAATATGACACTCGCTTGCTTTGTTATACTGTGATTTAGCTTTGTCTCGCACGTATTTAACTAAATCTCTCTTAAATTTCATATCTAACTCTTAATATGAATTATACCCCATCCGCACACCAAAAGTCAAGAAGTATTTTTGACAGGTGTTATTAAAATGAGGTGGCTGTGGTTTCAAATGTATATAGTGCATATCTTATCGCATCGGCCATATGCGACGCTCCATCATGTTTAGGTCTTTCTTTCATTAAATTAGGATTTGAGTCCCATTGATATTGGTCTAACGCTGAGATTACCTGTTGACATTTTTGATCTACAAGTAAAGTGTCATTATCTACTATCCCTGCTACATGACCAATTCCATCTAATACAGACTTCTTAGCGTTTATAGTAGTTATATCATAATTTTGAGCAAAGTCATATCTTGTTTGTTGAGCAGCGGAATCAATATAAATATAATCGATATCCCATTTGTCTACTAACTTTCGTATTTGCACAGCGTGTTGTTCAGTTGTTCTTTCTGCGTCTAAGTATTCGTCTAAAACATAATACTTTTGTTCATCCCAATCATATGCAATTACACAGAAAGCTGTTGGATCTTTATAGCCTACGTCAAGACCTGCAAATACATCCATTCTAGATGTGTCGAACTGGTCTAATGCCATAGTGCACTTTTCATAGTTGAATGACCAAATTTGTCCTTCATACACATTGAAGTCTGCCATGTACTCTTGCGAAAACTCTGCTTCGGACATGGTCTTTTTTGCTTCTTTGATGTCGTCTTCGGAAACACGAGGATTCTCGTGATAGGTTGCTTTAATAGCACACCATTCTGGAAACTCATTATTATAGCCTCTATAATAAAACTCTGCAAAGTAATTATTCCTACCCCTTGGAGTAGAAATAAATATTGCTTTGGAGTTGTCTTTATCTAGTGTAGGTCGTAGTGCGACGTTGAAAGCATCTCTGCCATCGGTGAGTGCCGCCTCGTCGAATATGATAAGATCGTACGATCTACCAACCACTGAGTCAACTTGGTTGATAGAACCCATACGAATAGTGCTATTATTTGATAGCTCAATAACTTTATCTTTTGCATTGTCTCTTATTACCTCTAAATCAAAATGCTTTATCAGACCTCTCTGTAAATCAAATGAAATTTGAGATAAAGAATAATTAGGAGACATTAGCAGTACATGCGAATTAGGTACTAAACATGTTAGTTGTCCAATAATATTAGAGATGTAAGTTTTGCCCTGTCTACGAGAAACTGCGGCAGTTACAAATCTATACTTTGGATTGTTGATTGCATTGATGATAGCTCGTTGGCTCGTATTAGGTTCTATGCCTAATAGTTCCATGTACCCTTCTATAGGAAGTTTAATAAACCTACTATTAGGGTCAAACTCCATCAAATATTCTGATTCTACATCAGCTCTGGAAATTTCTATACTCAATGAATTGTCTCAGTTAAAATGTTTTCTAAGTCGTCTGGTTCGAGTAATTTACTCTCTTTGGCTAGTTTATAAATGTACAAATATGCCCCACAAATCTTTGCAAACTGTGCGTCACTTTTAGTAATCATTCTGCCAGCTTCCTCTTTCTCTTGAAGTGTATCAATTACTGAGTTACTAGCCATATAAGCTTCGTCTAGCCATACTTGCTTTAGATCTATTTGTGGTAATGCCATTTATTTTCCTTTTTTTCGCTTCTTTTTCTTTTTCTTTTCGACTATGCCCGACATAACCAAAATTTTTACCCAATTAGAAGCTAATTTATTACTAATACTTACCTTCTTCTACGCGGAAATGTAGCTCTCTTGGGTGACTTCGTTTTACCGAACCTCGGGCCTATAGATTTTGGTGCTGCCGCGTATCTGAATGCTTCCATGCTGCCGGCTCTTTTAGTATTAACTGAAGTTCCTGCTGCTGCATTCATATCTCTTGTGACTCCTCTTTTGAGTCTGTGTTTACGGGTCTTTTGTGTAGAGTGTACACCAGTAGGCCCGGTTAAAAATGATCCTGTTCGTGCCATTTTTTTCTCCTATATATCTTAGCGTATCAATTATGAGACGCTTTTTTCTTCTAGATAGTTCGCTAATCTAGTTTTATTATGAACTGTTTTTGGAAGATTGAGCAGCTTTCTAATCTTTTTATTCTCTTCTATTTTGTCGTAAGTCTTGCTTACAACTCCATCTAAGAGTTTAGATAAGTCTTTTAAATCGCTAACGAATCTCTCGTCTCGTTTCATATTAGCCCTTATAAGGCTTTAGCCTCTCTTAGCTGCTTGATTTCTTTTCAGCTTCGATCATTTTGTCTTTAATATCGACCTGACCGTCCCAATTTTTGTCTTTACCTGTAACAATATTTAAAAATTGGTTCCACTTTATCTTAATGTAATCTAACATCATTATCTCTTCCTTCTAGTTGTTTTTCGCTTTCTCTTTGCGATTGTTCTTACCATAGTAGGCTTTCCACCTACCCCTTGTTTAACTGCTCGCTTTCTGCGAATAGCTGATCTTTTCTGTGCTTTTGTCATACGTGCAGCTTTTGAAGCTGGGACACATTTAGGATATCCTTTGCTGCCCTTCTTTGCTTTCTTTCTGCCACAAGTTTTATACCCGCCACCTTTTTTAGGTCTAGATATGTCTACCCATTTCTCACTGAACCATTTGGTTAATCCACCATTACTTCTTTTAGCTCTTGTTACTCTAGGCACGTCTATATCTCCCACCTCGCTTTTTGTACTCCCGTACTAGCCATGCGTTTGCATAAGCACTAGGATACACTGCGAACTTTCTTTTAGTAGCGGCTTTCACTGTTGCGTACAATTTTGAATTAGTAGGCACATTTCTCTTTTTACGAGTAGTCCTACTTTTTCTCCGTCTTGCCACGCTACTTTTTACCCTTCTTCTTTCTTTTAAGAATAGCTTGTTGTAAAGCTTTAGGAAGTTTCTTTTGAGCTGCGGTTAATCCGCCACCCATAGACTTTTTCTTCTTTCCGCCCTTTCTTTTTTTCTTTGGTCTTCCAACTTTTGAACCGTAAGTTCCTTTACCTTTTGGCATATTAGCTCCACCGTCCCTTAGGACACTTTGCCCATTTAACTCTCGTCTTTAAGGGCATAAAACACATACACACAGCACAAGTTTTTAAAGTTCTATTGTACTCTGGGCATGTACGACAAATACCCAACCTTACAATATGGATTTTATCCATTATTTCAAGATATTAGGTATTTTTTGTCTCTTTTGTCTTTGAAGTTGTTTTTTTCTTGCAATAAGAAGCTTCTCCCTTTTAGTTAGTGTAGGAGTTTCTGTTGTTTCAACTTCTTTCTGTTCAATTTTCTTAGCCATGAATCCTCTCATATACTATTTTTGCGCTTTTCTCGTCTTCGTAGTTCAGTTCTTCGCCTTTTCTATTAACAAAGGACCACATTTTCCCATTCTTATACACACCGTCTTTAATTGACTTAGTTTTTGGGGATTCTTTCATGTCTTTTTTCTTATATTCCATTTCCATAGTTTTGTCTCCTAATTGTGCATAAATACCATTGTAATAATAATACCTGCTGCACCACATATTATAGTTCCTGCAGCGGAAATAATTATAGTTTCTATTCTTTTTATGTTGCTGTCCATCTCGTCAAAACGATTAAACGCAGTCTTCCAGCGTTCTGCACATACAGCCTCGTGCTGAGCTAAGTCAGCTGCTATCTCTTCTGCGTTCATTGTTATTTTTCCTGATAAACTTTGAAATTTATATTTCGCTATAGATGTAATTATAGCAAAACATGAACCTAAAGTCAAGAACTATTTTTGTATGGTGTATATTTTTACGGGTTCGGATTTGCCTTTAACCGTTACTTCGTCTAAAAACTCATATTCATAAGTATCTAGTAGACTGTGTTCTGATATAATTAAATCAGTATTATAAGTTTTGCAGCTCGATTCTAACCGTGCAGCCAGATTAACGCTATCGCCAAGCACAGAATAGTCAAAACGAGTCGATGACCCAAAGTTCCCCACGACGCATAAGCCTGTGTTAATTCCTGCTCCTGTATTGATTTGATCCAGTCCCTCTTCCTCAAGTTTTTCATTTAATTCTCCAAGTGCTATTCTCATTTCAAGTACAGCTTTTGTAGCGTTTTCAACTTGATCTTCGTCATCGAGTGGTGCACCCCAAAATGCCATGATACAATCGCCCATGTATTTATCTATTGTTCCGCCATGTTTTAATATGATTTCTGTTTGATTGTTAAGAAATCTGTTTATAAGTTTAGTTAGTCCTTGAGGGTCTGATTGATATTTTTCTGAAATTGGTGTGAATCCTCGAATGTCAGAAAAAAGAAAAGTCATACGTTTTGTAGACCCACCCAATCTCAGTAGTGTTGGGTCTTTTTGTAATTTTTTTACTAAGGCAGGACTTACGTATGTCCCGAATTGTCGTTTAATTTCCATTTTCTCGAAATAGGTCTTTATAAAATTCCTGAAACTTTCGATACTCCAAAACAAAACCGAGATGATTATGATTCCAGAAACGTCAAATAGATAGGAAGACTGGAAGGCATACCAGGCTCCATATAAAGAACCTCCAATAACTAGTAGTAAAGTGGGTAGGCTTAAATAGACTCTACTTACAGTAAGAAGGAGGAGAAGCAAAGCTAGAACTGCAGCTCCTAGCTCTACTCCTGCACTCCAATTTGGAACTGAAGGTGCTTTTCCTTCAATTAAGTTATGTAGTATATTTGCTTGAAGTTCATGTGGATATTTAGCCCCTGAAGCCGTAGGAACTGGATTAACCACTCCCTCTGCAGTAACTCCAAAAATAACAAACGGTGCTTGCATAGGATTGCTCATAAACTCTGAAGCTGTTTGCCTGTGGAACTTTACATTGGTGTTTAACCATATACTTCCATTTGCATCAGTATTCATTTTATTATACGCAGGTACTCTGACCCACTCAACCCCGTACTCTCCTGTTCTTATCTGGTAACTAATATCTCCTGTGCCAAGTCTTAACATTTCTAGTGCAAAACTTGGGTATACTTCGTTATTACTACTTACGACTAGAGGAATTCGCCTTACGACGCCGTCTAGCTCGCTCCTTGAGCTTACGATACCTTTGCCCTCTGCGGCGTGAGATAATATCGTAGTCTGCCTCAGGATTCCCTGATAATTTATCGTCCATTTTGTTGGATCACCTCCTATTTGAGCAGTGCCTACATGAGGCCCTAACTCAGTTGCTTGTGTTGAAGCTGCAAAAGCTAACACTGTTGGTCTTGCACTGAGAGCATTAGATAATACTATATCGTTTGCTTTGTCTCGCAAGTCTGGATCAGGCATGAGTATTGTGAACCCCGGTACCCCGGAAGTTCTCTCTATCATGGCTGCAAAAAGTGTTCTAGGAAGTGGATAACCTCCGTATGCCTCGACGATTTCTTCATCAATATCGACGAGTACTATGTTTTGATTTTGAACTTCAGGCTGTGTTTTCATAAGCCAATCGAATGATTGAAGTTCTAGTATTTTTAAAGGATAGGGATTCCATATAAAGAATCCCAGTACCAAAGTAAAAGCAATAAGCTTTTTTACCACTTTACTTTATTTGCCCAGTAAGCTGCGGACATCTTACCCTTTGCTATATTCCTGCGGTGTCTTGCTTTGAAGGAAGCTCTTTTTTTCTTCATACGAGCAGACTCACCGGCCTTGGGCTTCCCTGCCGTCTTAGCTCCCTGCTGGCCAAAACGTATTGTTTTGATTCTACCACCTACTTTGGCAACAACTATGTGTGATTTTGTTCTATGTCCTGGAGTTCTCTTTGGTTTGTTAAATCCTCGTACTCCTGCTCTTTTTAGTCTTGGGTCTCTTTTCTTAGGCATATTATTGTCCTTGAGTCACACTTACCGTGCAACCTCCTGTAGTATAGCAGTTTTGTGCTAGACTGTACGTTTGAGTTGTATCTCCAAATTGTTTTAAAGTTAAATCTGTTGGATTAGTACCATCAAGTGTTATAGTTGCCGTGTGAGCTGCCCAAACACCTTTTTGTCTGATAAATACATCATTATAGTCATTGTAAATTGTAAGGTCTATAGTCTTTGCTCCATTACTTTGTTGTTTTATCTGAGTTTTATTATTATCGCCTGCTAAATGTAGATCAAAAGTATGACCATCTGATGCACCTGTTTGATTTGTTTGTTGAACCGCTAGTTCATTATAGTCGCCATACATAGTAATTCCTATATCGTGGCCTCCACTCTCGTAGTTATCTACCCACCAAGTTAAATCAGTGTCTGAATCAAGTGTAGTCCATGCAGCACCTTGGGCAAGTTTCATTTGATTACCTGTGCCACTTACTTCATCAAATATAATTGAATTAGGAAGTGCTCCAGAAGTAGTGTTAACTTGAACCAAGTACATATCTAGACTACCTGCTGTAATATAAGACTGAGAGTCTAACATATCAATGGTGTTATTATACCCTACTTGGTCAACCCCTAATTGAAAGTTATTTCCTGACTGCTCAATATGAATTAAGTTATCATCTGCTTGAGTAGAAGGACTTAGTGCAAAAATAGATAAAAAGAATACCGTTCCAAGCGCAGTTATCTCTCCTAAACTTTTAAGAGTTTCAGGATATTTTTTATTTACTTCTTCCATAGCTTTTTCTATTTTATCTTCTTTAGATTTGTTAAAAATTCTATCATAGTTATCATTGTACTTATCTTTGTTTGTAGGTCTTTGCACACTGCCTTTTCCTCCGTGCCATTGCTTTGTCATTGTACTACTCCGTTAATTCCCCAAAATGATAACAACATAAAACCGAAAACTGCAACCTGTATGATTGCTGCCCAGACTATTTGTTTCATTGGGTGTACTTCTTCCAATTTGTTTATATCTAACTTAGGTGGAGATAAATTTACCACTCTTAGTAGTTCGTCTTTAAAATAATAATTTTCCATTAAAATACCACGCTTTCACCGCATCCACAGCGATAAGTTTCATTTGGGTTAATAAATACGAAGGATTCATTTAATCCTTCCACTTTGTAATCTAGTGTAAAGCCTTTCAAATAGGAAACTGAATTATGATCGATACGGAATCTTATTTCGCCCCAATCTATCACAGTATCGCTTGGAAAACTCTTATCATTATAAGCAAAAATGTACTCCATACCACCGCAGCCGCCCCCAGTAATACCAAGTCTAAAAACAAAATTCTCCTGTAGTAATGCCTTCTGTATAAGCTTAGAATACGCTTCATTAGTTACCTCTATCATCTTTTTCCCATCTCCATCCTTCTTCAATAGAAGACTGTGCTGCTTGAAGAAAGTCCCTGTCTTCTTCTGAAAGAACTGACCAAAACTTAGTAACTTGTAGTGTTTGATTATACACTTCATTTGGGTTCTTTAAATGGTAGTTTTCATACATAAGCATTTCTATTTGATCTATTCTATTATTTATCTTTTCTCTTAGTTTCATATGATTACCAATTATGTATATTGCCTGCTATAATAACGCAGCATGTAATAGCATTAAGTAGCACGATACAACTACGAATAATAGCAATTTTGTCAGCCTCTCTGTCAGTTGTTCCATTTTTTTCTCCTAAACTTTTTGCCCACAGTCTCCACATCTACTTACTCCTGTTTTCATATATAAATATCTATTATTCTTCCTAATCTTTGTAAAGGAAATCCATACTTTCTACGTATAAATCTTAATCTTGAGAAATAACTATTAATGAGTCTTCTCCTCCATCTAGATCAATGAGTCCTTCGTACCCTTC